CAATAATATCAGTATCTATATTAAGCTCTTGCTTACCAATACTATCTATTAATTTAATTTTTCCAAATTTACCTGAGGTGTTTCCGTCTTGATAATACAATTCAGATAATGTTGCAGTAATCAACGGAACTAATATGATATCTCCCAATGAACCCCTAACAATAGCACGGTTAGCATAAACATCTCCGTACACCGCTGTTATTTTTTCATCATTTGGTGGAATTCCGGCTTCTGATAATGTAAGTATAGGATCAGTTGGATCCCCTATATAGGTTATTAAATATTGATTATTGTTTAAGGTAGAATATGATCCTTCTTCTAATTCATCGTTATTTGGTACAGAATCATATCCAACTGAATCATCATATAATTTACCAATAAATGTTGTATCGGTTGAAGTAAACCCATAGAACATTAAAGTTTTTCCGTTTAGTGTAGAAACACCATCGATGGTTTTTAATTCACTTAATCTTCTTCCGTGAATCTCTTCTGGTTTTATGCTCGTAATTAAATCTATAGTATTAGTTCCTGGATAATTATAATCATCTTGTGCAGAAGCCAACGGTACATCAAATGTGATTGTTCCTGTAGAATTACCATTATTAGTTACACCGTAAATTTCACGTGTACTAAAATTTGTATTTACTAACTCGTGGCCAACAATACCAGATTGAGTTTGTATCCAAAAAGGTGAAGTTTGATCTACTGCAAACTTATAGGACCCTCCACGCACTAGAGTAATAGTTGGGTTATCTACTTTAAATTTTACTAGATCGGCTGTTATACCAAATGCATCGAACTTCGATGTTATTGTAAAATTATCTCTGTTAAAAATAGTTCCTGTAGTAACGGTTACTGGATCAGGACCCTGAGGTAACCAATAATATTGGCTATAATTAATTAGTTTATCTAAATCAACAAAACTATCCCAAGAATAGAACTCATTTGTAAATAATTTACTATGGTCTTTAGTTACCGCACCTTGCATTGTCAATGCATCTATTAATCCTGGATAAGTAATTGCATCAGTTGCAATGCTTGTACCCTTCTTATTAAAGATAATAGCCGGCTCTAATTGATAATCTGCCCGATCTTTACTAGGTTCGCTTAAATAAGTATCTTTAGACTGAACACCGTAACCAAATTTGCTACCTATATAACCTTGTATTCTGTTATATTGTGGTGGTTGTACTAATTGGTCTAATGTAGCATTTAAGAATTGCTCATTAGTTGTTGTTCTGAAGATTTCTGGTAAGAAATCAATTGTTCTAACTCGTGATGCCATTATTTTTTTTACCTATTAATTAATTTCTAATTTGTAATTCACTGGGACTTAATGCAGTAATTACCATTATATCAGTTGCTTGTGCGCCATTGACAAATATTTCATACGGAGCACTATGTATTTCATATAAATCACCAAATGTTAAGTTTGGATCATTTGGTACTATTACAACCGAATTAACAAGATCTCCTATCTTGTTGTGTAGATAAGCACTTAGTTCACTAAAATAGAAAGTATCGCCAAAATCCCAATTATCTAAACTAAAATAGTTATTCATTTCACCTAATACCGCAGTCCTTATCTCACTATCACTTGCAGTTGTTGCACTTGATTTAATTACCTTAATAGTAGCACGTAATTGTGGTTCAGCTTTATTTCCAAACAATGTTTTAAACTTAACGCTATTTAATATAACACTATCCGTTAACATTTTATAATCATTAATCTTACTATAAGTTAGATTTAATTCATTAATAGTAGGAGGAGTTGGCTCAAGCAACGTATTAGATGTATCTTTTATCCAATTTTGATATTCAGTATAATAGCTTTGTGTAACCACATATAAATCTATAATGTTAGTACTAGCAGGATCAATCCTAGTAGTATTATTGGAATTATGTCTATATTGAAAATTTAATCCCTGACGACCAGTTCTAGCCAAATAGTTATCTACTTGTACTAAATTTAATATGTTATTATGAATAGAATCTTTTACTGTTTTATAAAATATATTTTCTTTAGTGGCATAATATAATTGACCTTCAGCATATTCATATTTTATCACTGCTATACTTGCTCTATTAGTATAAGAATAATTTATAGTAGATGATGATACTAGTCTATATCTAGTTAATAAATTAGCATCAACTATTCTCTCAAAGAACACAAAATAATAGTAATTAGTAGTGCCGGGTATGTGCCCAGATATCGTTATAAAGAAATCTGGGTCTTTAACCGCACCTGATACGTTAGGGTCGGTACTAGCAACCTCTATACTGTAATCATCTACATATCCATCAGGTTCAATTAGCTGTCCAACTACACTTAATTTCATTTCTTTTGGGAACGGATAATTACTGTTAGGTTGGTTATTTATTTTTAAGATATTTACAAAATCTTGTAATAATTTACCAGTTGCTGGATCATATATGATCCTATTATTGTCAAATGTGAATCTTACATTTGCCGCGCTTCCAAAATAATATGCTACCGATTTATATGTAACTTTATATACATTTGATCCTATACTTTCAAACTTAACAAAATATGAACTATCTGTAAATGTACTTACAGCCCAACGATTTTGATTTGATAATAAGCTATTATTAAACACTAAACTAAAACTCTGATTTAGTATTATTTGTGATATACAATCTTGTATAAAAGCATTTGGTAATAGATTAGTAAATGAGGGGATAACTGTAGTTAGTATTACTCCATCTGGCATCGTATTGTTTAATGTCACCGGACCTAACCCGCTATTAAGATTTCCTTGTCCGTTGTTATTTCCGTCACCAATTACCCCGGATACGCTAGTCCAAATATAAGTAGTATCAGCTGGTGTTGGTAAACCTTCAACTAATCTATTACGCTGATCAAAATATTTTCCACTTGGAGCAACAAATTTCAACAAAGCCCCTTCAGTTATATATTTTACGTTACCGGTACTGTATACACCAATTGGAGTAGGGCCCAAATAATTATAAAAATAACCCGAAGATTCTAATGTATTAAACGAAGACTGTTTCCAATATACTACTCCGTCACCAGATGATGAATCTACTAAATATCTATTATATTGTTGTGTATAATATTGTAATGATCTATGGTTGTTTAATTCATTGTTTAACGTTTCTGTTAAGAAACTTACTATGTCATTTGTACTATTCGCAGTAAACATAGTATAACCATCATCTTCAATTACATATAATCCACCATCATCAGCAAAGTCATTGGTACTAGAATACTTTGCACTTGGATCTAATAAATCAAAATTACGACTAACACCAACGCTACTACGATTCAATGCTTTACTTTTAATTATAGAACCATATAATGTATACGGGAAATTATTATAATCTTCTCCGTTTACCATTCTGTTTTGAGTATAATATCTTTGTGGAGCTTTTTGTTTTATATCTTGTAGGGTTTCTCTTGCCTGCGCATTAGCGATAGGCACTGTTAATTCTAAGGTTACAGTTAATGTCTCTATTCTACCTACACGACTTATGTAATTTATAGTTAGTGTTGTACCTTGAACTTCGCTAGGGTTAATTGTATATGTTAGTGCGTTTCCGGAACGAACATATGCAACATAATTACCTACTGGAATTTCTCCAAAAACACCATCACCAAACACATAACTGGTTTGATCATTAAATCTAGATATTACATTAAAAATCTTAGTACTTTTACTAACACCTTGATAATTATTATCGTAAATACTTTCTACTTGATCCCATTGTGTTAGTGCATTGGTAGCAGTATTTAAACTATATAACCAAGTATCAGTGTTGTTTACACCTTGAATATCAATATCAACTACCTGACTACTAATCTGTTCTGCTAAATTAAACTTATACGGTTGTAATGTACCTTGCTTGAAGTAGAAGAAGAAACCTGTATTTGCACTACCATAACCTAACTTATCATTTCTGTATAGAAGATTAAATATTCCAGTTGGTCCTGGCGGTAATTCATATACATCATCTGAATTCAAACTAGTTACACTAACACATTCAAACGTCATACCAATACCATCAATAGTTGATGTGAATGGTGCGGTTGCTACTACTCCGGGCGGTATACTTATACTATATTCATCTGTTTTTACATCTAAAATATTTTTACTATTTCCTGGACGACCAACGCGCTGAGCGTTTATCAAACTAGCATTAATAATAGAATTAAATTGTTCTTGCCAATTAGGATTACCTGGATCATTCCACAGTATAGTAATATTACTTAAATTTAGACCAGTTATATCTTTTACCTGTTCCGATGTTTGAATCGATGTGATTTTTAGATAACCTTGACCTGCTAGATTTCGTTTAGGTGTATATCCAACAAGATTAGCTAATTTTATAACACTATCGCGTCTTTCCGCAGTATCTATAAAATTTTCACGGGTGTTCAAGTCATTTCTGAAGCTTAAAGCCTGCCCCATAAATGCCATAACATCTAAGAGGGCTACATATTCGCTACTCTCTACATAATCATTAAAGGTTTCTGGGTAATAGGTTCGTAGGTAATCTACAAAGGTTTTACGCAATGTTTCGTAGTCATAACTTTGAAAATCAGCCTGTTTGAATGTTTTATAGATTGTTTTCCAATCATTAACACCAAACAGTGAGGATTGTCTTGAACTTGTGGCCATATTGTCTCTCTTTTATATATTTATCACTATCAAAAACCGTAGTTTATTGTATACCAAATGCGGTACTGGTCTTTTGATCAAACAGTATAGATAATGTCATTGGGTCATTGAACGGGGTTACCGCCATTTCAAGTTCTATTAGTATTCCGTTATCTTGCGGAGATGCTGTAACAGCATTTAATGCTATTCTAGGATCTAATGATGCTACTCTCATTATTTCTTTTTCTAATTGCGACTGCATATTAGGTGTATTAGGTTCAAA